CATATCTTTTTCCATCGTCTCTTGCCATAATTGTCTCCAAATATGGGTGGGGGGACGAACCCCCCACACCAAATTAATGTTAAGAAATAACTGGACCAGTACCAAGGTCGCCTGTCTGACCTGTACCGTGACCAATTGCTACCCAACCGTCTGTTCCTGTCCACTGTAGTGTAATAGCTTCACCAATTGCGTTAAAGGTGATTGTTGCTGTTGAACCAACTGCTGTTGTAAGGTCAACGTCAACTGTGTTTGACACATCCTTTGCAACAATCATGTGAATCTGACCAACGATTGTTGCATCAGCAAGAGTTGTCTGAACAGTAGCACTTGCACCATTTAGGATATGAATACCCTTTGTGATATCAAGAGCGCCATCGGCGGTTACTGTCTCTGCGGTGTTTGTTGCAAGGGGAACAGGGATGTAGTTAAACACGTTTGCAACAGAAACCTTTTTGTTGATTGGTGTACCACTTGGGTTATCAACAACGTGAAAAAGGTCAGCGGTAGCAATACCTGTTGAAAGGTCTGTTAGTGCTGTAATTTTCTTGTCTGCCATTTTGGCTTCTCCTTATATAAACCCACACTATCGTGGGAATGTTACTGAGGACATGAACGCATCATTCCTCATCACTTTTTTCATCATTAATTTCTTTGAGGAACGCCTCGCACTGTTGGTAAGCTCCCAACAGTGCGTTTAGCGTTGCCTTATCATCCATAAGTTGCTTCTCAGCATTTGCAATTCGTTCTCGTACACTATTTACATCCTGTGCAAGAACTTCCATGCGATTCTTAATCATCTCTTCGTCAATCATAATATCTCCATTATAAAGTTTAGTTAAATTATGCAGTTACAGTAACAGTTCCAGCAGCAGTACCCTGTCCAGCACTAATGGCAACTTCGGCATTTGTTGCTGTACCAGCATCCTTAATTGTACCACTATTTAGTGCAACATTCTGGGCACCAACGGAAAGAACGTCATCTGCGTTTGTTGCGGCGTTAGCAGCAGCAATTGCAAGTGTGAACAGAAGTTCGTTTGTTCCTGTACCAGAAGCATAAGATAGACTATGTGGTCCACGACCTGTACCTGTACCTTCGTTACCGTTGGTAACAGAAATTGTTGGTGTACCACCTGTTGTGACAACATCAACTGCCTCATTGTATCGAACCGTAACACTGATTGTAAATCCATCGGATTTATCAGCAACAGTGGTATTGAGGTCAACACTGTCAATTGTAGCAGCACCAAGTGAAGTGGTAAGACCACCGATTGCAACTAGAACCTCTGGGTTTGCACTTGTATTATCATTACCAGAAGAAGCATTTCCTGCTTCACGAACCCAACCGGACGTGGTTGCAAATACTTCCTTCTTCTCTGCTGTAGTTAGATTTTTTGGTTTGGACTCATCTGCGTCCGAAGCTCCCCATAAACCCATTGTCTTTCTCCTTACTCTATAGAGTTTGTTTGTCTATTTATACTATTTAAACCCCAGACGTTTAAGTTCTGAAATGGTTTTACTCACGTTAGTGTGGTGGATACCGATTCCACCTTTGGCTTCCCATTCGGTAATATTCTTGATATAATCATCAATCAATACATTTGGTTTACCATTCGTTGTCGCATATTTCTGTTTATCAGAACGCATAACAAGATTAATCTTACTACGTTTAATCTTTGTATTCTTGGATAACCACTTCAGTTTTCCATTCCGTGAAGTTCCATCACGGTTAGAATATGCAGATAGGATTTCAGTATCGTACTCACTGATAAAATCCCACAAACGTTTACCACCAGATAACCATGAAAGATTTGCCCAAAAACCTTTTGTGTTTGCAATCTTGTTCCAACGTTGATCTTTATCGGCAGTTGCAAAAGGTTCGCCAATTGCGTCCTCTGCACCACCGATAAAGTCAACAAGAACTTGATCCATATCACAAAAAATAGTAGGCAACTCTTCTTCTGTAATCTGCCTTACTTCAAGTAGTGTCTTCACTTTTCGTCTTTCATCTCAGGGTCAACAGCAACATCAGCAACCTTTCCACCTGTCATGGACTTCTTGCCTTTTACTGGTGCTATTGTATCAGATTCCTCAGATTTGTCAAGTACCTTTTCATCTAAACCCCAAACTTTTGCAAGTGCTTCCTTCATGGATGCCTGCTTATATGCATTTGCAGTACCCCATGTTAGAGACTGGCCGGGAGTTGTGTCTAGTGTATGGTCACGATACTCGTCTGTACCAATCTCATAAGACTCATCAACTCAACTTCTTCACCAAGTTTTACTAATTTGTCGGAAATCATATCATCAAGTTGCCCAAATTCTTTATCCGTGAGCGCATCAGTTTGTTTATATACACGTTCAAAAGATTTTTCAAGTTTCTTTAAATCTTTAGCACTTTTTGCTTTCTTAATACGAGCAACAGCAGATTTGAAATTTGAATCATCCTCATCAAGTTCAACTTCTTCCTTCTTAACTGCCTTTGAGACTGTCTTACGACGATTGTGTAGATACTCATCAGAGTCATCCACATCACCATCATTGTCGATGTCCTTGTCCTTGCGGTTATCAAAGTCCTTCTTGAGTGCCTTTGGATTTACCTTGTCCATTGACTCACTTTTCTTTGCAGCCTCTGCCCAGACATTGAGGACAGAAGACTCAAGGGTTCCTTCTTTTGTATCAAAATACTTCTTACCCATTTTTATTCTCCTTGATTTTTCTATCAATCCTGTCTAGGATAGATTCTTTTTTGGGTTTCTCTCCACGTTCTTTCTTAGAAATTGCAATGGCGGCCTGTTGTGCAGGGGACACTGCTTCTTCCTTAAGTGCGTTTAACATATCACGATAAGACTTACCAACCTTTGCCTGAAATGACTCTTTATCAGAGGGTTTACGCATTGCGTTGTATTTCTGTTGAACTGCGATTGCCAACTTTGCAGGAATTTTTATCTTCTTTCCATCTTGGAATTCAACATTAAAATAACCAAGTGACTGCGCCTTTCTCATCTGCACCATGATATTCTTTGATGCTGCCTTCTTGTCATCGTCAGTTGCATCGTCGTCTTTTGAGAATGCACGTTGTTTCATATCTGGGTCACGGCGCATTGCACGGCGAGCATCATCAGATGCTGATGCTTCTTCAAGGTCAACTTCTTCCATCTTCATACCCAACATTTTACCAATCTTAACCATACTCTCTTGACCACTTGATGTAACTCTGTCATATTCGTATCCATACATGTCATCAAATGCTTTTCTGGCATCTTTTATACTTTTTGCCTTAATGAGTTTATCTAATGATTCCTGACCGCTGGTTGTCATACGCTTGCGCTCAAACTCAAGATCATCAATATGTTTTTTTATTTGATTGAGATTTTCGTCAAGGTCAACTTCTTCCTTATGAACCTTCTGAAGATGATTGATAAGAGAGTCGATATCATTACCTACCCACTGACCTTTCATACCCTTCATGTTTGCAACGAAGTTATCTGCCTCATCGTCATATGAGAAGTCACCAAGTTTCTTACCATTCTGCATAATAGCATGAACACCACTCTTGCCTCGCATAAGTTCGAAAGGACCAGACTTGACTGACTTGGCACCCTTCTGCCACTGGTCACCCATCTTACCTTCATCAAGTTCAGTCTCTTCACCGATTAAACTCATAATATATTCTTTTGGGTCTGTATCCAGTGTTTTTGCATATTTTAATGCACCAGACTTGTCACCCCTTTTCAACATTGCGGCGACCTTCATCATATCATCTTTGTCGATACCACCAGACTTCTTAGCATATGCTTCAAGTTCTTGGCCTTTTCTTTCAAACCTTGGTTTGTTTGCTTGCATCGTCGTATTTTTCATCTTACCTTCATCAAGGTCAACTTCTTCTGGGACATAATCATTTTTCTGCATCATCTTCATTGCCAGATTTGCAAGTTTAGTGATAGGCAAACTATCCATCTTCTTCTTGTTTGCGTCATTTACCTTGTCATAGATTTGCGAAATCGCAGATGCAGTGAAAGAATCAACCATAACACCATCAATCTTCATTGCTTGTTTCTTGGAGGCAATCTCTTTTACCTTATCGATAGTTCCCTCATTAAGGCCAACTTCTTCAGCAAGTTCCCAACCTTGTTTCATATATTTGTCTTGGTCTTTCTTATCAATAACAATAACTTTGTTTTTCTTGACAATCATGACCTCTTTGTTTGCATCAATTAACTGTCTGGGCATTTTGATGCGCTCATCAAGAGGATACATCTCTCGTAAGGATTCGGCCATTGTTTTTCTGTAACTAGTCATTTTCTTTTATCTCCAATACTAAAGTGGTATCCCCCTTTAGTAGTCTATGAAATGTTTCCCTTGCAATGTACAAACTATCTCCGACACTCAGAGGTCTTGGTAGTTCGTTGTCATATTGAAATTGCCAACCTTCTCCGTATAAAACTTTTACTTCTCTGTCCTTCTTGTCTCTATGCCAAATTAACTCTGTATTTTCAACAAATCGACTAAAAGAACGAATTGTTTTTCCATCTATATATTTATCATTATATGGATTTGTCATTACCAGTAAAAATTTCCACCGCCGGACAGACCTAACTGACTCGCATATCTTGGTAGATTACATGCCCAATATGATGCTTTGGTCTTATCCTTCTGTTGATCACACTTATGACGAGCAGCAAATGACTTTCTTGCAGCAGGGTCATTAAGTTTCACCTTTAGACCTGTTGTGTCACCCCATGTGACCTTCTTGATGTTACCTGTTGATGGGTCACGAACATACACATAGTATTTCTTTGGACCACCAGCCTTTGGTTTGTTTAGAGGTGGGTTCTTCTCTTCTTCTTCCATCATATGACAATCAAGAGGAACAACCTGTTCTTCATATGTTGCAAAATTACCAAGATCACCTTCCATGAGTTCCTTGTCGAAACCAGTAACTTCTAGACGACCTTCATTATACATCTTTCGCATGTCATTGAAATACTCAAAGTATGTTTCAGAACCTACACGATACTGGTTGTTTTCAATAAGAATGGATTCTGTCTCACAGTCCTCACAACATGCATCTTCCATTTTCGCAACAACGTCTGGATG